TGTGCATCTAGTAACTACACGTTTATGAACACATAAACATCTTTTACCAAAAATCATGTCTATTAATTTTCTATATAATTTTATCATTTTTTATTTCCTTTAAATATTTGTGTTCCCTTTATACCATAAATACTCGCAACTACAAGTATCCATAAATTTGTAAACCATTTTGGAAGTTCTGAAAACATCTCGAAGAACAGTTTTACCTTGTCCATTGCTGTAGGGTCGTCGGATACCACTGCCCAGGCTAAAATTGCAATTGGCGTTGAGAGGATTATGAGGACCGCCTCGTCCTTCCAGTCGGATTGTCTAGCTTCTAACAATTTACCTTGGTAAGCTTCTTTACCTTCAGCCATACGAGAAGCATGCATTAACTGTGCATCTGACATAGCAATTTTAGTTTTTTGTTTATTAGCGTAGATCTTACTTCCAGCAGATACGGCTAATTTAATCGCCGAGAACCACATGAATTAATACCAGTCGACTTTAGACTTTTTATCTTTAAGCATTCTTCTTTGGCCGCCAACTGAATTTGTAGTTGGAATCTCCATAGAAACTTTATACTCTACTCCACCTTTAGCGTAGCCATCTTTATTAAGGAACTGTTTAATATCAACACCTTTGTAAAAAGGTTCTTTTGTTTTTTTCATAATTATTTCCTTTTACTTATTTTTTTAGCCATTATTTAGCACCTCTAGATTCATCTCTTCTAGATTTAAAGCTTTGAGTTTTTGTAGATTCTTTTCCGTCTCTTTCTCCTAGAGATTCGTCAAGTCTAGCATTAGCTCCTTGTTTCTTACTCTTCTTAGAATAAGGAAATCTTTCAGCGTATGGTCTGTTACCAAAATCATCTCTCATAATATTTTCTCCTAATTAATTGTTATACTATTATCGTTTGTCTTTCAAGCGATTAACATCATATCTTTTTGTAAGATCTGACCGTCTTTTTGCCTCATTAGACATCACTTGTTTAGTTATTGAAGTATCGGCTCTTAGTTCAGCTAACTCTTCATTTTGAGCCATTTTCTCTCTTGTAAGAGTTCTGTTGTCAAACATCTTCATTTTATCTAAATTAATTCTAGCTTCAGATTCTTCTTTTCTACGTAGGTTCTCTTGTGCTTTTAATCCTAGTTCTTGTTCTTTTAACTGAATTAAAGGATCATTATCCATAGCATTTGTAATTTCTTTTTCTTGAACCATAAACTCATCTGTATACTCAGCTATAATAACAGCTTTTCTAGATTCCATTTTTAAATTTAATTCTTCCATTGCTTTTTGTAATTGTGGACCACCTTGTCCTGTTTGTTGTGTTTGTTGCATCTCCATTATTTCTTTAGCAAATTCCATTTCAACATGTTCTTGAGACATTAATGAAATATGTTCAAATATATTTTTTTCTAAAGAAGCAATAATATTAGGATTAACTTTTGCAAAGTTAGTTCCCATAAAAGCCATGTGAGCAGTTATATGAGCTCTATGGTCTTGGTTTCTATATGCTTGATAAGGTTTACCTGCTATTGCATCAATATGTTCTAATGCTGGATCTTTTGGTGCTGGTGTTTGAGGTGGAGGTAAAATTTGATCTATATTTTTAATATTTAAAGCTTCATACATTTTTCTGTAAGACTCATACATATTATGTACTTGAGGATTAGACATAGCTAATTGTAATTGTGTTTGAGCCAAAGAAATTCTTTGAGTCATAGAAAATATATTTGGATCAGCTACAGGTACAATATCTATTCTATCATCAAAATCTGTTTGCTTAACCATTCTTTGTCCACCAACAACATCATAAGGATATTCTTGTGGAAGATACTGAGCAAAAATTCCAGCTAGTAATCTAAATTCACTTTTTAAACCATTGTATAATCTTTTATGAATAGCTGACATAACTCTAGAACCACGTTCTAGTAAAGCTACAGTTGTTCCAACTGCCGCTTGTTGATTACCATCACCAACTTGCGCATCAGCAATAGAAGCAAATCTTTGTCCTGCTTCTACAACTATTCCCATTAATTGTAATAATGTTTGAGAAGGTTCTTTGTAAGGTAATGGATAAAAAGCATCTCTTAAATTTCCACCAGGAGCATCTACATCTCTAAATTCTCCAGGCTGTAAAGGAGCTGCATCATCTCTAACTCTAATACCTCTTTGTTTAAAACCAGCTGGTAAATTAGATAAAGTTCCTGCATCTAATAATTGTCTTAAAGCAACAGTAGCAGTTCTTGATAGACCACCAATCATGTGAATTAAACCAAAACCATAAAAACCTAAACCAGGTAAAAATTTAAAATGAACAAAATATTGTGTTTTCTTTTTCTCAGGGTCACCTGCTGAATAATTTCTTCTAATAGATAATATCTCTCTTGCACCAGCTTCCATAGTTACAACATAAGGAATTTTAATTCCTGTTTGATTTCCTTCTTCATCTACATCTTCAAAACCTTCTAGGTCTAAAGAAGTATGAAATTCTAAAATTGTATAATCTGATTGGTCTTGAGAAACTGTTTTTTTAACACCTTCTAATTTTCTTTCCTCTTCATGGATTTTATCTTGCGTATACGCAGGAGATCCTAAATCAATATCAGCATAGAAACCTGCAACTTGTGCTTTTCTAACATCATTTTGAGACATGTAAATTCTTTGAACAACTGTTTCAGTGTCTTCTAAAGAAGTAGCTGAGTAAGGTACAATTAAATCATCTGCTTGTACAAATTTAGAAACTGCTCTTCCTAACATCTCATCATAATAAACTTTTTTAAAAGCAGATCCTGATAGAGGTAGATAAAATAACATTGAATCAAATTCAGCTTCATACTCTGGCATCTCATTCATAATTTGATAATTCATGTAATCTTTAACTCTAACAGATTGATCTTCTTTTTCTCTTGTAGACATACCCATAATTTGAGTTCTAACTGGACCATCTGCTGGTAATAATTCTTTATAAGCTTGCGCTTGAAATTGTGTAACTGCTTCGGCTAATACTGGGTGCGTTGCACCTGAAGCACCTTGAAAAGGTTCACTTCTTTGTTGGTATTTAAAACCTAGAAGGTCTAAACCCATAACATAAGATTCTTCCCATTCTGATCTTGAAGATTTGTAATCTAAATAATTTTGATAAAGTTCGGAAGCTAATCTTCCTATAACTTCTTCGGGTAATAATTCTGATAAATTGGCATCGTGTTGTTCACCACCTTCTGCGGCCACGGCCCCAGGTTCAAAATTTATGTCTGCGCTGCCATCTTCATTTTTAACAATCTCAACACCTTCAGAATTTACTTCTTCCATTTGTTCAATGCCATCTACAAAAGTCTCTTCAGGACTTTCTACTGCAACTGAATTCGTAACCTGATTAGGTAGCGACTTATCTATATTGTTTGCCATTTAATATTCTTTCCCTGTTATCCTTATCTTGTTTCTGAACTTTAATCAAGCCTTGCGGGTCGGGCCCTCTTAGAGGAGGTATTTCCTTCCATTTAACATGTTTCATGTTTTTAGTCAATGTAGGGTTTTCTTTTTTCATAAGATAGTTCCTTTGTTTTTGCCGTGTTTAATCATATAACCTTGAGTGCCATTGGCACCAATTTCAACTTCTTTCTTTAAAATTCTGTTTAAATAGATTTCGTTCCAGCCGTTTTTATAAGCTTCATTAAATGGTCTAGTTATGCCATCATGTTTTTTACTTTTTTCTTTTTTTATCATAGGATAGAAACTATACCACCTTTTTTATACTTATCTGGATCTAATTTACTACTACCTTCAAGTATTTCTCCTGCAACGTCACTTTCATCGATAGGTTGTGGATTAACATATTTTTCAGCGCTACTATCAAAGTTATAGTATTCTGGACCTGCTTCAGTGTGCATTTTAAATTTATCAAATGTATCTTTTTTTAATTTTCTAACAGCTTTATCTCCACCTTGTCTAATAGCCATATCTAAATCTTGTTTAGCATAATTTTCTAAAGCAGCAACACCATTATCTCCTTCTGTAAAAATATCTAAATAATTAGCATCTTCAGGTCTTGTGCCATCTGGACCCATACTGTTGTAATCAGGTTCAATATAATCAAATGATGGTTCTTCTACTTCTACTGCCATATCTTCTGCTTGGTTTGGAAACTCAGGATCCGTATTCATTTTTTGATAACCTTGTTTCCCTGGTTTGTAATATATTGTTCTTGGAATTTCTCCGTATTGACCTTGTCCATCCCAATTTAAAGTTATTTCTCCACTGACTGGGTTGTTTTCTAATTCAAATTTTATACCTTCAATAGTATGTTCATATTTATCTCCTGTAACATACTGTCTATCAGCCATAGTTTTTAATTTTCCATCAGCTTGAATTTTAGCCACTACTCTTGGGAACCAAGAAGGCATTCCTTCAACAGGACTTGTAGCAACTTCAGCTAATCCT